GAATTCGGTGAATTATTAAAATTTGCCAAAGAGGATTTATATGCAGATCTTAAAAAAATTGAACAACAGATTGATGTCTACACAAAATGATTGGTTTACAGAAGTTATTGACATCACACTTTACAAGTACAATTCAATTGACTTAAAGCTGTGGGGAATAATTAATAGAGACGTTAAAGCTAGATCGGCTAGTGATGAAAGTATGCTAGTTACAAAAGATCGAATGCTAGAATATCTTAATTATGCATTTAAGAAAGATCTTAATAGATTCCATACAGTTAGTGACGTTAATATCCATAAAGAGGCAACATCTGTATATTTTATTTGGCAAATATTACAGACTATGCAAAACCTTAAATATATTAAGGTTAATCTAAATAAGAATTCAAGCTATAATAGAATTGTAAATGTAGATCAGGTAAAAACTATCAAGTATGATATTAAAGTCCTTAGAGGTAGTGTTCGTATGTTTGACTTATTTAATGAACATGAATTAAAATTATCAAATATAATTTTACAAAAAGCTGGTTTACTAAAATTAAATCAAAAGTTTTCAGTCTTTAAACTAGCTGAATTTTTAAGGGCATTAGATTTATATCAAGATGCAAACAATACAACCGAAGTACTAGGAGTAACTAATGCATTTATTCAAACACTAGAGGGCTATGAGAACGATAACCCTGAAATTCTTTTAATCACCGATTGGGAGTCAGATATATAATAAAAATAGCAGAGCTTTGACTCTTTTAATATGGCGGTAACAAATTTTACAGCAGATACAATCGGAGATTATTTCTTCGCTAAACTACAAGAACCATACTCTAACATTAAAAAGGTTATTGGATGGAATATCTTAGTTGGTGTTAATTCTCCAAATTCAATAGGTACGTTAGAATTAGTACAGGGTAGCAATCAAATTGTAGGTACAAATACTAATTTTTCTATGAGTGCTGGTAATAATTTTATTGTAGGATCTCAAGTATTTACAGTAGATACTATTGATGGTAATACAATTACTACTACTGAACCAGCCGCATTTACAGCTTCCTCTGCAAAGTGGTATGAATATCCAGATAATGATAATTATTTTACTTATGATTTTAGATGGTCTCAAGATGATATATCATCTGATGGTGGCCAAATGTCAGAGCTAAGACCACTTACAATGGGTATCGGCCCAAGAGATTTAATGGGTATTGAATTTGACCCTACAAAACCACTTTGGATTGATGTAAGATTAGAAGCATATAGATTATCTAGTCTTCATAGTTTAAGTCTTTTATCAGTTACATTTGAATTAGAAACTGAACAGGGAACTATAGAATCTTGTCCACAAATTTGTACAGATTGTAACGACCCTTATATTGCGGGGTGTACAAACATTGTAGTGGATTGTTCAGATCCTATTTACGATCCGTATAGCTTAAATAAGCCGACTGCTATCTATGAAGAAATTAGCGAATTATCGGCTAATATGTGGGGTCACCCAGTAAAATATTTTAGAGTAGAACCAGATAATAGATCTAGAGATGTAATCTTAATGGAATACTCACTATATAATGTAGCAGCACAAGGTGAATTAAAAGTTGTGGTACCAGATAATGAGATGCCAACTAGAGAGTTCACGTATGATATTTTTGGTATGGGCTTTGAAGATTTTGAAATTCATATCACGAAAGGTCAAATGGAATCAGCGTTTGGAGAGGGTATTCACCCAAGACCTAGAGACTATATGTATATTCCTAGAATGAATAGAATGTATGAAGTATCTTCTGTAAGTTTTGCTGATGAATTTAATCAGAACATGACTTATTGGAGAGTTATGTTGAAAAAATATGAAGAGAGAACTTCTAGTATTGTCGGCGATGATGTAGTAGGCCAAGCAATTGACCAAGAAATGGATCAATTATTTACTGGCGTGGAAGAAGTACTTGGAGAAGAAATCCAGGGAGAATATAGACAATCTACAAAACCAGAACAATATCAAACAGTATTTTCTGAAGTAGGCGATGGAATTAGAGATAGAATTCATAATGGCCTTGTAATTTCTGATAAAGATATTAGAAATAAATGGACTATTATTTCTAAAAATCACTATGATTTAAACTCTGTAAAAGATTTAGGTATTGAATGTCTAGTCTATAATAAATATTCTCAATTACAAACATCAGATAACTTAGCATTCTCTGCATGGTTTAAACCTAATTTAACTACTGGGTCTGCAGAACAAGTTTTATTTGATGGATTTGAAAATCAAAAAGGACTTAAATTAACTGTTAATGAAACATCAGTTAAAGCATATATTAATGACAATGTATTTTCATATCCATTTACAGATAATATAGTAAATGATAATTGGTATGGAATAGTTTACAATCTAAATAATTCATTTACCAGTACTGGCGCTTATGTTTACAAGTTAAATAACAAGAGTAATACATTAACTCAGATGTCAGTATCTGATACTATGACAGAAGTAATGGATCAAACTGTAGATCTAACTTCACCTGCTGGTTGGGTAACTCCAAAAAAATGGTCCCTAATGCCTGGTAAATTAGCAATGACTAATATTAGGCTATATACAAAAATCGTAGGAAAAGATCAGCATAAGAATATTTTACAACAATATATCGTTAGAGATAATAGATTAACTCAGATTATCGATAATGCAATCCCTTCTATTCAATTAAGAAAGTATAATCAAAGCAGGTAACAATAATAGACAAAATTTGTTACATTATTTTCTAGATATATAGAATATAATATCATATTATGAGTGAAAAGAAAAAAACAATAGCCGAACAAGCAGATGATATTAGGCAAGAATTAGATGCATTAATTGGAGACTCTCCTCTTGATGTTGAAAACGATCCTAAAGACCTGCCTATTCAGGCTAAACCAACGGCGTTAGCTCCGATGGTAAATTATACAGAGCTAAAAGCTGGAGCTAGTAAAAAGGCTCAGAAAACTATTACGTCTCTTATGAAATTTTATCTCGATGCAGATATTATTGAAAAGGACGAATATATTAAGGCTAAAAAGCAAATGGATGAGATGACGATGTCTTCTCTAATTTATCAATTACAGGCTGGTGAAAAAGCCTTAACTACTCTATTAGAAACAATTGACTCTGGTGAATTAGCACCAAGAATGTTTGAAGTTCTTGCAACTCTACAGAAGTCAATGTTAGATATTATTAAATCTCAGACCATGTATTTAATGGCAGCAGAAGAGGGTACAAAAAGAATTGCTAGAGATATTGAGATATATCAGCAAAGAGCAAATCAATCTGAAATCGAAGGTGCTGGTGGAGACACTGGTAATAAAAATATCCAAAGGGGTACTAAAGACTTAATGGCTGCAATTCAAGCAGGTATACATGGTGCTGCTGAAGAGGATATTGAGGATGTTGAACCAACAGAAGAATAATAAATGTCAGACGGAATAGGAGATAATAAATGGATTCCCAAAGAGGAAGGGCCACAGGCAGCCTCGGAGAGAATTGTCTGGTCTACCAGGCAAATCAACGACTTGTTGGTTGCTATGGACCAGGGTTATCGCCCTAAGATTAAGTTACCATTCTACGAGGGTAGACAATTTCTAAAGAAGGGTAATATTGTATTTGAATATACTGATGAGGAAATTCAAGAGTTAGCTAGATGTGCCAAAGATATTGTCTATTTTGCAGAGAAGTATGCAGTAGTAATGACAGATGAAGGTATTCAACAGGTAAAGCTGAGAGATTATCAGAAGACCATGTTGAAGAATTTTCAGAATGATAGATTTAATATTGTGTTAGCATCTCGTCAGATGGGTAAAACAGTAACCGCATCTATTTTCAATGCATGGTATTTGACATTTAATATGGATAAGAATACTTTGTTACTTGCCAACAAATCTGACTCAACAAAAGAAATTATTGATAAAGCCAAAACAGTAATTGAGAACTTACCGTTCTTTATGAAACCTGGTATTATTAAATATGATGTGATGAATGTAAGATGTGATAATGGTTGTCGACTAATAGGACAATCAACCACAGCAAAATCCGGTATTGGTTTTACAATCCATAATCTATACCTAGATGAGTTTGCCCACGTCCATCCATCGATTGCTGATTCTTTTTACGAGAATGTATATCCTACATTATCCTCGTCGAAAGTCTCAAGAATAACAATTACATCTACACCAAACGGATTTAATAAGTTCTATCAAATTTATGCTGCGGCAGATCGAGGTGATAATGAATATCTAGCAACAAGAATTGACTGGTGGCAACACCCAGATAGAGATGAAGCTTGGTATGATAGAGAATTAGCAAACTTAGGTTCAATTGAAGCATTTAATAAACAGTATGGAAATGAGTTCGTCAGCTCATCTAACCTCCTATTAGACCCAGTCGATATGAAGAAGATGAGAAAGAGAATGAAGCCCTATGTTTATCATGACTTTGATGAATTTGATTATATTTCAATTGATACAAAAGGTTTCTTAGAGTGGGATCCAGACTTTGATATTGATACTTGTAGAGACCCAGAAAACTTTTGGGTATTCTCAGTAGATATTGCAGAAGGTAATGGTGGTGACTCATCGGTAATTAATGTATTCCAGGTCGATCCAATGAATTATGAAGAAATTAAGAATGTGGTTAACCCTGGTGCAATGTACGATTTTTTTAAATTTACACAAGTCTGTAGATTTAGATCAAATGAACATGTAATTGAAGATTTCGCAAAAGTACTATATACTCTATCGGTCGATATATTCTATTCAGAGAATGTGAAGATGATTGTTGAGTATAATACTTATGGTACAGTACTATTCCAATACCTAAGAAGTATATTTCCACAAAGAAATGATTTCGATGATGAAATGGTAGTTAAATTTAAACATCGACATGATGGGAAATCATTAAAACCAGGTATTAAACTAAAATCTGACAATAAAGCTATCTTTTGCCAGAACTTTGCGAAATTGTATAAGATAAATAGATTAGATTTAACAGATGAAGTTACAGTGACGGAAGCTAGTCTTTTTGGTACTTTACCAAATGGAAGTTATGGAGCCCAAATGGGCAACGACGATGTGATAATGACTTGCATTACTGCAACAGAATTTTTTAATACAACGGATTACGCAGATTTCGTAGAGGAGCTCTTAGATTTCATTGACCCGGATCTTCACGATAAGATGGAAGCTATACTATTTAAAGATAGTGACCAACAAGGAGATTTACAATTTGATATTTATGACCTGCTTAAATAAATTTGCAGAAAGACAGGGATATATAATAAAAGAATAAAAAATAATAACGAACAATTATGGCATTAAGTCCTCAATTACTACAGTTCAAAAGCTCAGGCGTATATCGTCTAGAGTTTGACAAATCACAAACCGTGAACATTCCTGCTGAGACTATCAGGTTAGTTGTAGGTAGATCTAAAAAAGGTCCATACAACACTCCAGTTCTAGTAGAAGATGTTGAACAATTCAAACAAGTTTTCGGTGGCGTAGATAAGTCATTAGAAAAGAAAGGAATGTATTTCCACAGATCAGCTATCGAGGCTCTATCTAGAGGTCCGATTTTAGCATTAAACTTAACTTCAGATGATGCTGCTGACAGAGTATCAATTTTCTCTCCAGCAACTAACTCATCTCAAGAAGGTTTATCAGCTAATACACTTCAAGCTTCAAACGCATCTTCTAAGAAATTTACAGATGTATTTGATACAGATAAGTTCTGGGTACCTAACGATGAAAAATTATTAGTTGCATCTGCAGAAGACACAAACCACGCAATTTCATTTGTTAATATCAAACAAGATCCTATTACAGTTATCATTAGACAAGCTGCAGATACTAGAGGTTTTGAATTAACAGCAAGAGAATGGTATGGTGAAACTGGTATTCCAGAAGGTATCGACGCTGATGAATATATCTCAGACTATATGGTAGATGTATTTGTATTCAAAGGTAAGTTTGATGCACAAGAATTAAATAACGACCCTAACTACGGAAACTATTTTGACGCAGACGGTTTAATCAAATCAGAATTTGCTAAGTTTGCAGGTTTAAGAGAAGTAACTCTTTTAGCACAATATAACGGATTATCTTTAATCCCTGAATTTATTGATGCTGAAGGTAATCAAATGTACATTGAAACTCTAATTAACTTAGAGGCTAGAAGAACAGGTTTATTCTGTGCTGTACAAGAAGATGCACTTCCACAAATCGATCTAATCGGTAATAACTTTGATATTCGTCAAGATTACGAAGTTTTATCACATAAAGTTAATCAAGAGAAATCTAATGTTGAATTAGACTTTACTACAGTTTCAGGTATTGTTGCTGTTGATGGTTCTGTAATGACTATTACAGGAACAGGTTTAGATGCTAATACTTTTGCAGCTGATCTTAATAACGAAAAGTACTTAAATGCTTCAGTTAATGGAGAATATGTAAAAATTACAGGAATTACTCCAATTAATGTTAACGAAGGTATTATTATCGAAGCTAACGGACCAATTTCTAAATCTTACGAGAAATTCTCTGATGCAAATGCTGCAACATGGCAAAATGGAATTACTATTACAGTAGATGCTAACGGTAACTTAATTTTATCTGAAGCTCCTTATGCTTATGGTAACTTACAGAGTGGTGGAAACTACTTCTTATTATCAGAAAACGCTGGAGAATATGTTGCAATTAATGATGTAACAGTAGACGGAGGAACAGGTATTACTACAGTATCTCCTTCAGGTTCTGTTGGATTTAGTGCAGATTATGCTGGTGCAAACTTAACTTCATTAGGAGTTAAGCAGAGAGCAGTATCTAGCCAATTCAAATCATGGTCTTTACAGCCTAATGCAAGAACAGTAATGTTCCCAACATTAGCTGGTGACGGCTGGGATTTTGGTGGTGCTGAAGCTGGAAGATTTAACTTCTCTAAAACAGGTGATGTTTACTTCCCAGTAGATTCTAATGGTAACCAACCAATTAAAGTAGGTATGTATGTACCTGGTGATGATGGTAAACTATCTAGAATTAAGTCAATTAAGAGATCTGTTGAAAATGGTTCAACTTACTATAGATTTGAAACTCATAGACCAGTATCTTCAAGACCAGAATATGCTCTTAAGAGATACGAGGATGCAGGTGGATTCTATAAGACATTCCCATTAGAAGGAGCAACTCAAACTACAAAATCTATTGCAGAATTACTAACAGCAATTAAGCCAGGTACTGGTTTAGGTAACGCTTTAGTAGATAAAGATAACATTACATTCAGATATGTTGTTGATACATTCGGTTCATTAGAAAACGGTGGTATCTTAAATAAAGAAGAATTATCATTCCTATGTAAGGAAAGACAAAATGCTTCAGCAATTCTTAATGCACCAATGGTGAAAGAATTTAAAGCATCAACTAATCCTTCTTTCAAAGATTCAACCGCTCCTTATGGATTTAGTGTAAATCACGTAGCAACTGGAGGTAACTTAGAAAATAACCCAACTCAATTATACACATTACCATCGATCAACGAAGGTGCAAACTACGCATTCTACTACGGTCCTGGTCTTAATGTAATTGAGAACGGTAGAACTAAAGTTATTCCACCAGCAGCTTACGTATCTAACAACTATATCGATAAATATTTAGATGCATTACCATGGTCAATCATCGCAGGCCCAAGAAGAGGTGTTGTAGGTGGAACAGGTGTTCAGTCTCTAGAATTTGCATTCGACAAGAATGACAGAGACGTACTTGAGCCATTTGGTTACAACCCAATCGTATTTGAAAGAGGCGTTGGTTTAACAATCAAAGGTAATAAAACTGCACAACAAGGAATTCAATCAGCTTTATCTTCAGCACACGTAAGAGAAGTTCTTATCTATATTGAAGATGGTTTAGCTGAAATTCTTAAAAACTACCTATTTGAGTTCAACAGTGCTCAAACTAGATTAGAGATCAAAACTTTAGCTGATAACTTCATGGAATCAGTGAAAAAAGATGGTGGTGTATACGACTATAAGAATATCATGGACACATCAAATAACACAACAGATGTTATTGATAACAACATGGGTATTTTAGATACATTCGTAGAACCAGTTAAAGGTCTTGAGATTCTAGTATCGAGAGTAACTGTACTAAATACAGGTGAAATTGCAACAGGTAACTTTGCATAAGAAAACAAAGATATATAAATAAAATAGAAAATTAAGATATGGCTTTACCACATTATTCAGAGGACCAAACTAGCAAGAAGGGTAGAAATTTCGAACCAGTACAAGCTAACCTATTTGAGGTGACATTATTACCTCCAGCAGGTGTTGCAGGACAGGAGTTATTTTTACAACACGTTAATTCAATCTCTGGTTTAGACGCATTAGCTCCGGCTGTTGATGCAATCGGTCAAAAGTATAAGTTTGCTGACAGATCATACGCAGGTATGCCTGGACAAACTGCTGTTGACATTACAATCAACTTTACGTTAAACCTGAACGATTCAAACCAAGCGTACTTATATAAATCAATGAGACAATGGTACAGAGCGGCTTACAATCCGGAAACTGGCGAAATGGGTCTTAAAAAGAATTATGTTGGTACAATCGTTGTTGTTCAGTTCAACAGAGAAGGTGACATCTACAGAAAAATCACATTAGATGATTGTTTCATTACATCAGGTGTTAACCTAGTAGCAGAACTTAACTATGAGACTGCTGATGCACAAGCATTAGAAGTAACATGGAAGTGTGATACTTACTCAGAAGAATTGAATTAAATTTAATTTAGAAACTAATAAAAGAAGGGATTCTACGAATTCCTTCTTTTTTTAAACTTAAAAAACATAATATAATATCCTAATAATAAGAGATTATGAGTGATAAACTAACAAAAAAACTACAGGTTCTACTGACAGAGGACGAAGTTCGCGAAGTCAATAGAGTCATCTTGAATGAGGCTCTAGATCGTGAAATTAGACCAATATCCGTCAGTGCGTTTATCCGTAATTTAATACAGGAAGAACTTAGTAGAAGAGATGTAGAGCAAAGATCCTACATTAAACAAAATCTTAAAAACTTAAAAAGCAAATAAAAATGAGCGAAGACAAAAACAAAATGACTCCTGAAGAGCAAAAAATGGCAAAAGCTTTAGAAGCTAAAGATAATATTAATAAAGCTAATGTCGAATCTACAAATAGTGATGCTGCTGGTATTGAAGCTGCAGTTGATTCTAGTGGATTAGGAAGGGTTAATATGTCAGATTTTGGACCAGACAAAGCACAATCATCTGATTCTGCATTAGGATGGCACATATTAGACCAAGAGACTTTACCATCAATGGGTAAATTTTATCCTAAAGATAGTGTAATTAAAATTAGATCTGCAAAAGCAGCTGAGATTAGACACTTTTCTACAATGGATGAAAATAACTATATTGATATGGAAGAAAAGTTAAATTCTATTATTGAAACTTGTATGCAAATGTCTGCAAATAAGAAAAGACTTTCTTGGAAAGATCTTTTAGAAGAGGATAGAATTGTAGTTCTATTAAGTGTCAGAGATTTAACATTTCCAGAACCTGAGAATAAATTAGTCTTAAAGGGTAAAACTGAAAAAACTAAAAAACAAGTTGACGTTGAATTAGCTGTTAAGAATTTAGTTCCAAGTGAAATTGATGAAGAAATCGAAAGATATTATTCTGAAAAAGAAAGAACTTATGTAATCAAAACACGTTCTGCTGGTGAAGTTAGAATGAAACCACCTACAATTGGTGTTATGCAAGAGATTACTTCATATCTTAAAGATAGACAAGAAAAAGATCAAGATTTTGATAGAGCATTTATTCAGGTATTGCCTTATATGCAACCAGATTGGAGAACTTTAGGTTTAAGTAAGATTTTCCAACACGAAGTTGACTATAAAGCATGGGATGAGAAAAAGTTCATGGTAATCTATAGATTGGCTGAAAGAATGAAAATTGGTGTATCTACTACACTAGAAACTACCTTTGAAGGAGAGTTGGTGAAAGCCCCTCTTGAGTTCCCAGGTGGCATCAAAAGTCTTTTCATTATTTCAGATCTCGCTGGAGAACTACTTTAAGACAAAGTTCTACCTGGGTATTCATCTTAGGATGCAACCGAGCGAGATTGAAAATATGTATTACTACGAATTTTGGTACTACGTTAAGAATCTTTCGGAATACATCAAGAATAAGAATAAACAGCAAGGGGAGCAACAAGAACAACAGGCGAGTCAGATGTCATCAATGAGATCTCAATATAAACCGCCTAAGATGCCAAGCACCCCATCTCTCAAGACTCCATCTATTAAGATGCCGAAGTTGTAGAGATATATAATATAGTAATAAGGAGCACCACTTTTTACAGTGGTGTTCCTATATACTAAAAAATAATCAGCGGTACTTATACATGGCTCAAAATTTCATGAAATCATTAGCTGGCGCCTTCGACAAGTTAGGTAGCCAGGGCAATGTTCTAGGTCAAATAGCAGTTAATACTGAAAATACTGCAGTATCATTAGCAGTAGGTGGCGAATTCTATGATAGAATGGACGCTATGGCCACTGCCATTGAAGACATTAGAGACGGAAAGGGTAAGAGCGTAGGCGGAGGTCTAGGGAATGCCATGGCAATTGCAATACTAGCACCTTCCATGGAACCTCTTGGTAAAGGTTTGCAATTTGTTGTAGACGCTGTAAATAATCTAGAAGATACTGGAGAAGATGTTAAAGCCAAAATGGAAGGCTTAGCAGCAGGTATTACTCTACTAGGAGATGTCGGTAAATCAATACTAAAGTTTGCTGGATATATGGTATTAGCCACCCCATTATTAATGGTAGCAGTATTAGGTACTCCACTCATAGCACTTACATTAAGGGCACTTATAGCAGGTATTAATTTTGGTACTAAGAATTTAGATCAAGAAAAGCTAGAGAAGGTTAAAATGATGGGAGATGTCGGTAAATCAATACTGATATTAGCAGCTACCTTAGCATTAGTTACTTTAATTTCAAAATCCGCACTCGAGGGAGCTTTAGTAAGTGTTTTATTAATAGGTACTATTGCATTAATTGCATACGCAATTCCAGATAAAGTATTAGATAAAATGAAATCCATGGGTACTGCCGTCCTAGACGTTGCATTAGGCCTATTAGCATTATCACTTACATTTGCACTAGTTAGTATAATTGCAGGTCCTGCGATTAAAGGTGCTATCTTATCAATATTTGTAATTGGTGCAATTGCATTAGCATTTTATGTATTAGAAGAGTTTGGTGTTATAGATAACATGGAAAAAGCCGGTAAAGGGCTTATGTTTGCTGGTCTATCAATTTTAGCATTAGGTGTTTCTTTAGCTCTATTCCAAGTACTTATGCCAGACATTACTACCGTATTAATGGTTGTGGGTACTGTAATTGCAATTGGACTTGCGTTTGCACTAGTCGGCATTGCTGGAGATTATATTGAAAACGGAGCAAAATCATTATTATGGGTTTCTTTATCCATTATCGTATTAGGTCTTTCACTCCTATTCTTTGGTAAAATAATTGGCAATATTACTGGTGAAGAGGCTGCTAAAAGTTTAGGAGCACTCTTAGTAATAGGTCTATTAGCAGCTGGATTTGCATTAATTGGCCTTGGTGAACAATTTATTAAGAAAGGAGCTATCGCTATGATACTTGTCGGAGCATCCTTAATAGTTATAGGAATAGGTTTTAAAATTATTACAGCAGCATTAGGTCCGGATCCACTACCAATGATTGGAGCTACAATGGCCCTAATTGGCGGTCTAGGTATAGTCTTTGGTATTGCAGGAGCAGGACCAATTCCAGCGTTTATTGCATTAGGGGCTGGAGCAATGATAGTTGCAGGTGTTGCTTTACTAGCAGTAGGAGCGGGTATTGCTGTTATATCTAAAGTTTTATCTGGTGGTAATATTGATAAACTAACCGATGAAAAGACTGGTTTAGTACCCGTCTTTAAAGCAATTGGTGAAGCATTTGTTATGTGGCCATGGACAGCAGCAGGTATCTTATTAGGTTCAGGCGCAATGGTTGCAGCAGGTGTTGCTTTAATGACAGTTGGTCTTGGTCTTAAAAGATTTGCTAAACTACAGAATGAGGGGCTTGATTTACCAGAACTAGGTAAAAATATCTCGTTAATGTTAGGTACATTAGCAGTACCATTCCATAAAATTGGTGCTGGTGAAGAGATGGAAGTTCTAGGCGCAGACGGCACAATTACTAAAGTTAAATTTGGAGGTGGCGGTGGCGGCTTATTTGGCTTAGGTAAAAAGAATACAGTTGCAGTAGGTGTTGCATCAACTCTAAATATGGGTAAGGCACTTACAGGTATTGCTAAAGGTGTTCAGGCTATGGCCAACCTTAAATTCCCAACTGCTTTTGATAAAGAAGGTAACCCAACATCATTTGAGACTATTGGTGGTGATGCATTCAAGAAAGTAATTACTAATACAATGATGATGGTTGGTTCACTTGCAGTTCCTTTCGCTAAGATTGGAATGGGTGGTGAACAAGAAATTCTAGGCCCGGATGGTAATCCAATAACGGTTGATTTTGGTAAACCAAGTTCAGGCGGTCTATTAGGCTTCTTATCAGGTGGCGGTGCTGTTCAAATGGGTATTAAATCTGTAATGAACATGGGACAAGCCCTAAGTAATATTGCAGGCGGTGTACAAGATATGGCATTGCTTAAATTCCCAACTGGTTTTGATAAAGAGGGTAAAGCTACAGGTTATAGACAATTTAACGTAGACGATGCTAAAGCAGTTGCTGACAATACTCAAATGTTAGTTGGTTCACTTACAGGTACATTCCAGGAAATTGGAAGTAATCCAAACGCGCAGAATGGTTCATGGTGGGGTGGTAAATCCACTATTGAAAAAGGTATTGCAATTGTAACGGGTATTGGTGAGCCTCTATTAAACCTAGCGAAGGGTGTAGAAGCTATGGCCAAGTTAAAGTTCCCTATTTACGATAAAGACGGTAAAATTACTGGTTATCAGACTATTGGAAATGCAGAAGGTCTAAAAGATAAGATAAAAACCAATACTCAAATGTTAATCGAGGCTCTAACAGATACTCTTATGGCAATTGGTGGTGGCAAGGCTCAAACATCATCATGGTGGGGAGGCGAAACCACTTTTGAAAAGGGTATTGAAATTGTTAGTATGATTGGCGAACCATATAAGAAATTAGGTGAATCCGTAAAAACCATTATTGAAATAGTAGGTAATATGGACTCTAAAGCGTTTGCTGGTAAAATGGCAGATATTATTGGAGTATTTACTAATGTAGGCGAGGGAGCAGATCCACAAGCTATTAAAGAACAAAGATGGATGATTGCTGCCATTGGAAATACTTTTGAGAAAATGGGCAATTCTGTCCCTGGTGTTATTACAGCAATTAATGGTTACAACCCAGAAGTAGGTAATCAATTCTTCGGCGCGTTATTAGGACCTGTTGATGAAGGAGCTAGAGCAGAGGGCTATGCTAAACAGGCTACGTTATGGGCAACAATTGGCGGAACTATGGTTAAGACTTCAGAAAGTATGCCTGCAATTGCTGAATCAATTAACTCAATGGATCTTGCTAAAGTAACTGAACTTAGAACTTTATTTGAAGCACTAGGTGTATTGTCAGAAGGTGGCGAGCCTTCAGATATATTAGCACAAATGGGAGAATCACTTGAGGCGGCGTTACAGAATCTAGCAGACATGTTAGCAGAATTTAAAGGTAGTGTAGAAGAAGGTGCTGCAGCTCAAGTTGAAACTGGAGGAGTAATTTCTGGAGCTATTAAGAAAATTACAGGCGGTGGTTCATCAAGTAGATCTTCTGGCGGAGATAATACACAAGTTGTTGCTGCAATTAATAAACTACAATCTACGCTTGTTAGCCAAGGTATTAAAGTTAAGAAATCTGGCTCTGGGTTCTTTAGTTAATCTAGAAACTTTTATCGATATTTTAGTATAACTCATAAATTCTATTTTATGGTAATTAGCACAACATCCCGGTATAAGAGTTCAACTATTGATTCTGCAACATATAACTTTGCAGATAAAACACTAACCATTAATTTTAAATGGGCAACTTATGTCTATGAAGCAGTTGATTCACATACATGGGATAAATTTAATATGGCAGATTCTCAAGGCAAGGCACTTAATGAATTTATTAAAGGTGAATATGAATATGCTAAGTATGAAGAAAAAGCACCAGGTAGTCTATTAGATGAATTACCACCTGCTGATTATCAATTAGATAATTAATATGAAAAGATTAAAACAAATTTGGACCTATATGAAATGGTTAGAAGAGCAGAGAATGAAAGCTGCTATCTATTCATGTAGCGCAGGCCCTCTACTATAAAAACAGGAGAAGTGGCAGAGTGGTCGAATGCACTGGTCTTGAAAACCAGCGTACTGCAAGGTACCGGGGGTTCGAATCCCTCCTTCTCCGCAAAATTAAATTATGAGTACATTTGATGATATAACATTTAAACAACATCCATTGGGTTCTGCATGGGCTGGTATCATGTCTTTTGACGATGGTACTAAATTATCAGTAGTATGTGGACCTCACTTTTACTGTGAGCCTAAATTATCTTTAAGAAGTCCTAATGAATATAATTTATTTGAAATAGCAATTTTAAATACAAGTGGAGATTTCATAACAGAAAAATTTGTTGAAGGTGCAGATCAAGTAATAGGGTGGCAGAGTAGAGAAGATCTAAATAAATTAATTATAGAGATAGAAACAAAAATTACGGATAATATATAAATTATATGACAAAGGCAAGCATTGTACAAAGACTATTAGACGAAAAGCAAATTACTGCAGAAGAAGCAGTAGTACTTCTTAAAGGTGATACCTATATCCCACCTGCTTATCCAATGTATACTCCTAATCCATATTACGATACTCCTAATACAACACCACCTCCAATATGGTGTTCAACAGATACTCTTAATACTCCAGCAGCAGGAGATAACTGGGAGTATAAAGATACCAAATTTACCCCTCCTACAGAAAACTAAATTTCAAATAAATTTTCTAATGAAAAAGTCGAGCAAGCCAGAGAAGGCCCTAGACGAAGGCGAACGCCGGAGAAAGTTGCAGTTTAAAAAGAAAAAGCAACGTAACCAAGAACCGAGAGTAAATCTCAAGAATGTTAAATCACTACAAGATCTAGATGAATATGACGACTATCAGTTCTAATGATTATATCTATTGGGAAGACTCTTGGAACGAACCTGTAAAGATTGAAACAAGTGACGATAATTCTCTATAATAACTAAATCAGTTTATTATGCCAGAGTTAGCGGAACTCAAGTTTACAGCAGATTACGTCAATCAAGTATCAGAAGGTATGACTTACGTGAGAGTGGAGAAGAATCCAATCCACAAATGTGATGACCTTAATATTCCATTTGAAACATTTAAAATTAAAGCAGTTTCTAAAGGTAAAGAAATGGTACTTTACTTTTTAGATAAACATTCAGACCAATACATTCCTGTGAGAATCACGATGGGTATGTCCGGACATTTTAAACTGACTAATACCGGCGCCGAGCCAAAACACGCCCACCTGAAATTTTATAGAAAAGACGGAACTACAATGTCCTTTGTAGACGTTAGACGTTTTGGTAAGTGGAAACAGGGTGTAGCTTGGTCTGATAATAGAGGTCCAGATCCAACAACAGAGTATAAAGCATTTTGGGATAAAGTCATGACTAACTTGACTAAACTAAAGAAGCCACTTTATGAAATGCTAATGGACCAAAAATATTTCAATGGTATTGGTAATTACCTAAGAGCAGAAATTATTTATAGAGCTGGTGATGTAGATCCATTCTTACCAGCTGGCATGCAATTCGCAAGATACCCTAAACTACTAGATCTATGCCGTGATATTCCACTTCTAGCGTATGCTAAAGGTGGTGGAAGCATTAAGGATTGGGATAATCCATTTGGAGATGAAGCTATCCAGGAGCGGTTTATGTTGTGTTATGGTAATGCCGAAATGTCAAAGAGAAAGGATAGAAATGGTAGAACATTTTGGTACGATCCAAAATGGGATGATGTACCAACAAGTAGAGACGATTTAGGAGAGTATTTATATGAGCGCGGCGGATTGGCTAGATAAAAACGAATGGCCAGATCTGGCTGTCGACAGTGATGCATTTTCACATTACACTCAAATGAGTAAAATCATGGAGCAGTATGCAAAAGAATATCATGCAAAGAGATTAGAGGAAGCAAGAAAACAAGAATTAACTAAATATACTAAATTTTTATGATGGGACTCCACGAACATTATGATGATAGGCCACAAACCATGGAAGAGGCTTACAAAACACTACACTTAGAAGACGTATTAGATGCGGTGCGTTTTATTAAATGGGGGATAACTCCAGGCAGTGGTAAAGCCAAGGCTATCAAATACGTGGAGCACTGGAAAGCTTGGACAAAAGAAAATGATATAATAGCTTACAATAAAATTCTAGAAGTGCAAGCCGCACCAGAAAATACACCGTAAAAAATGAAAAAGAAAGAAAGAATGCAAAACTTAATAGTCGTTGGACACCCAGATGAGAAATCATTCTGTTACAACGGCATATTTAAGACGATTAAGAAAACTCTATTAGAAGAGGGCGGTTATCTGAATGAAATTGAAGTTATCGATTTATACAGAGACAGTTTTGCTAGGCCTAGAACAGATTTAATTGATAAGTATAAAGAACTTGTTAAATGGGCAGATCGTATTTACTTTGTTTCACCAGTATGGTGGTTTAGATTAACACCAAGAATGGAGATCTTCTTTGATGAAGTACTAACTCCAGGCTATGCATACCAATTTGTACCAGTTATAGGTCCGTACGCATATCCCAGACCGTTTCTAAACGACAAAAAGGTAAGAACCTATATAACACATGGCGCACCTGCACTGCCCGTTAGAACGCTTTATTTGAACTCTCCTAAACTTAGATTAGTAATGGGAGTATTTACATTTGTCTTCGGTTGGAGAGCAAGTTTATGGACTAAGACTAAACAATTCTGGTCAGTGCCATTTGTTTCTACAGCAAAGAGAAAGAAGTATTTAGAAACAGTTCGCAAAGACGTGGTAAAAGACTTAAAGAAGCATCAAATTAAACAAAAATGACAGATTTTATTTATCACATAATGGGTTTCTGTGGAGAACACTGGCATCCTAATGCAATTAACATCACGGCTATGGCACTCATAGCTTCATTAGTTATTAAATCAATAAAAAACAAATATGAAAAAGCTTAAAAATATTTTATTCGAATGGTATGCAGTTATCTTTGCATTCGGCTGTTTGCTTTACTCAGTAGGACTGGGTTTAACAGGTAGTTTTGCAGAAGCACAATATTCTGCACATTGGCCAGGTACTATTCTTCTATTTGCAATCGCTGCAAATCAAATTCAAAACAATAGTAAAAATAGAAAATTATGAATCCGGTAATGTTCCTTGTAGGTGGTATTATTTTTGCAGCTTACTTGTATTTCTTAATTTGGAATATATTTCATAATTCTAAAAGAAATAGAGAAGAGAACTATCCAGATTACTATGCTAGACATGGCCAGCCTGATAATATGGATTACGACGGCATGGGTAATTTTAGTAGGACTCCTAGTACAGTTCCTGAGAAAAGAAAAAGAACTAAGAAGAATAAAACAAAAACTAAAGAATCAGTATAAGAACTATGAAGTTAATACTAGTAGGTAAAGCAGCCGCAGGCAAAGATTTTTTAAAGAATAGACTAGCTAAGAAAGGATTTGTAAGCGGTGTTAGCCACACTACTAGACCTCCTAGAGAGAATGAAGTGAATCATAAAGACTATCACTTTGTTGATAAACAAGAATTTGAAGATATGATTTCTTGTGGAGACTTCGTAGAGTATATGGAATTCAATGGTTGGTATTATGGTCAAACAAAGAAAGATTTCGATCTTGCCGATGTAATGATAATGTCAAAAGACGGCTTAGATGTTTTACCAAAAGAGTATAGAGACCAATGTATGGTAATATATTTAGATCCACCTAGAATCTCTAGAGTTGAAAGGTTAGAATATAGAAACGATCTAAATGACTCTATCGTTAGAAGGATGAATACTGATGATGACCAGTTTAAAAACTTCAGGGATTTTGACTTAAGAGTCAAAAATGAAGACTTTTAAAATAACAATATATAAATTATATCACTAAATTAATTAATAAAATGAGCAAGACTCTTACAAAACAAAAAGAAGAACTTACCAAAAAGGTAGACCAAGCACAAATTGATGCTGCTGAAAAAACTTTCGACATTGTATTTGATGATAGAAAGATGGTTAAAGTATTAATGGACCACTTAAACAAGGGATATACGTGGAAAACTAATAATGCCGCTGTGGTAGTTACTCTTTACGATCAACTTAAATCGCAAAATAAAGCATTATTAAATTCAGATAGCGAAGATACTATCATCAGTCTAAGAGGACATGAACTAAACGCTCTTTATCAAGCACTACTAAATGTAGAAGGCACTGGTATTGAAAGCGCAAGAAAGTTTATTACCATGTTAACTCATGTTGGTGAAACTGTATCTAATGCTATGCAACAACTAGCAGCATTGAATCAAGAAATTGCAGATCTTCATAAAGAAATTGCAGAAGTAGAAGCTCAGATTCAAGGTGCTGAAGATGTTGAAGCTGAAGTAGAACCAGTTGCACATGAAACAAGCAAGTAAATCCTCGAAGAGAGTAGAATTTTTAGATCTTATTTCTGAGTCTATCACACATGAAGATATATTCGGAACCCTGAACTATAAGAAAAAGTCAGAAGATCAGATCAAACAATTTATTTACCCACACCTTGTCAGAGACTTAACAAATTATTTAGTCTCTGAAGGTGAGGATGATAAAGAGAAGGCAAAAGAAATAGTAAAGTCTTCTGTTAAATGGGAAGGTGATGTTAACACTACTGTTAATCATATCCTTTTTATGGGAACTAGAAATAGACCCGACATGGTAGTTGAAATGAATGGTATTAAAATTGCTATTGAATTCAAGAAAGGAAAAAGAGGTTCAGACCTTAGAGCTGGTATTGGACAGTCTTTAATTTATGCAACTCATTATGATTTTGTACTCTATCTTTTTGTAGATATATCAGACGATAAGAGAATTCAAAATGCACAGGGTGGTGTAAACGAACAGGCAGTTTGTAACGAGCTTTGGGATAATTACAATATAAAATTTATAGTAGCCTAATGGGTAAAATATTCGTAACATCAAATCTACAATTAGGTAGACCCGGTGCAATTAAGAAGTATAAAAGAGACTTTGCTAATGTTGATGAAATGACAGATAAGCTAATTGCAAACTGGAATGAAGTCGTAACAAGAGAAGATACTGTCTATTATTTAGGTAATTTTGCATGGGACCCTAAAACTGCACAAGATGCGATGCTTCGATTAAACGGTAATATTAAATTCTGTTTAGGTGAACATGACCAGGCGATAGAACATTTAGATTCAAAGAAAATGTTTAGACCTGGATGTGAGATTATTAAATGTATTGAAACAGATACAAAAAATCAAGTTTCACTTTCTTATTATCCACTAGGAGCTTGGCCAGGTAAAACTAAGAAATGGTTTTCTATTATTGGTTATCCAGCTAAGCAATTCAAATCAGATCCTAAGAAAAGAATTATTAATGCATCTACTGATTTGTGGAGTCATAAACCTCAAGAACTACACAAAGTTGTAGATATTTTCAAAGATTTCTAAAATTGTTAATAACTTTTACAAAATAACTGCCATAGAATTTTTTTATGTCAGTTTTTTTTCGTATATTTGTACTGTAATTAAAACTTAGAACTTATGAGTAGTACACAATTAATAATGATAGCAAACAAATTATTTCCAGAAAAATCAATATGGAATTTAACTCCAAGCGAAAAAGCTAAAGTAATGGAAATTTATGAAGATTTTAACTAAAAATATGTAAGTTTCTCAAAAAGTATGTAATTATACTATTGAGAGACAAAATAATTGCCGAAATACTTTTTTATGTCAATTATTTTTCGTATATTAGTACAGTTATTAAGAAGTTTAACCTAAAAAAAAGCATATATGTCAAAAATATCCTACAGAGAACTAGCAGAAAATTTTATTACAACCAGATCAGAAAAAGACTACAAAGTCCTTTATGAAAAAATTAAACCAGGCCTAGAAAATTACGTATTTAACGTAGTTAAAGACAATGAGGCTAAAGATGATATTGTCACTAATACACTTACTAAATTGTGGACTAAAGCAGATCAATACGATCCACAATATCAAATTACAACATGGCTTTATAGAATTGCATTCAATGAATGTCTTGGATGGATACGTCAAAGAAATAGAAAGAGATCTATCGATGCACTTCAAGATAGTGGAATAGAAGTATCTAGGTATTATGCTAGAACTTCTGCAAAAGATTTACTTGTTGAAATGGAATACAAATCTGAACAAGATTGGATCGATGAAGATGATGACCTAATGAATAGATATGAAGCTGCTCTAAAAGGTATCGAAACTCTTAAGCCAATGTACAAAGGTATTCTAGAAGATAGACTACTTAACAATATGAAATATGAAGACATTGCTAAGAAGTATGACCTACCTCTTCAGACCATCAAAAATAGAATTCGTAGAGGAAAAGCTATAATTGCTGGCAAAGTTTAAGAAACAAACACAGATAGTCATAGTATAACTATCAAATTCTTACCTTTTAAATTAAAAACAAAATGCGAAAGCAAGCACTAACGTACGATGACATTCAGCTCATCCCTAATTTTTCTGACATTCCAACACGCCAGAATATTTCATTGGCAGTTAATGTTAGTAGAAACTGGTCAATCAATATTCCACTTGTAGGTTCATGTATGGACACTGTGACGGAATATGAAATGGCAGCAACACTAATGGAAATGGGTGGAGTTGGTTGCATTCACCGCTTTATGTCTATTGAAGAACAGGTGGCTCAAGTTAAAAAACTAGTTGCATTTAGAGAAACTGATGTGTCAATGGCACACTTGCCTGTTATGGCAGCCGTTGGTGTGGTAGGAGACTATCTTGAAAGAGCAATTGAACTTGAAGAAGCAGGATGTAACATTATTTTGATTGATGTTGCACATGGTCATCACGAGAATATGGAAATTGCTATTAGCATGCTAAAAGAAAATTTGCAAGAAGATGTTACTGACGTAATTGCAGGAAACATCGCAACAGCCGATGCAGCCGAAGATCTTATCACGTGGGGTGCAGACGGACTTAGAGTTGGTATTGGCGGAGGATCGCTATGTACCACAAGAGTAAAAACAGGCTTTGGTGTACCAAACGTTACTTCAATCGAGGATGTATTTAAAGTAGCTGACGGAGCCGGAGTTCCCATCATGGCTGATGGGGGAATTAAGTCCTCAGGTGATATTGCAAAAGCACTTGCAGTAGGAGCCGACTGTGTTATGGTCGGTTCTCTACTAGCAGGTACAAAAGAATCTCCAGGTGCAATCCTAGAAACTCCAGCAGGTCTTTTCAAACGCTACCGCGGTTCTGCATCTTTAGAGACTAAAATTACACACGCTCAAAAGCAACGTAATGTTGAAGGCGAGTCTACTACAATTCCATTTAAAGGTGGCGCTAGGTTTATTATCAATGGACTAACCGATGGAATCAAATCAGCATTCTCATACGCTGGAGCTAATGATCTACTTGAATATTTTAATCAAGCAGAATATAATGTAGTTACAAATGCAGGACTAGCTGAAGCCAAACCTCACTTAATTTCATAATAATGGCTAAATACTTAAAGCAAGGATTTGTAAGAGAGTTGGAATGGCAACTCAACAGAGAAGAAATCTCTTACTCTAAAATGGTAGAGTTGATGGAAGAAGAATGCATCAAGAACTACATGGAATGGTTGAAAGAGTATAGATTAAACTTAATGTCTTTAATGGGTCAAGACGATTACGTAACTGGTAAATTAGACGTAATTAAAGATATATTAGATACCTTTAACACCAAAAGAGAGATGAGCAAAGACAAAGTACACAATATGGCTTCCTGTATGTTATCTATATTAGATAGTCTAAAGCTATATGATAAAGATAGTTTATTGTTAGATGGTGAAACACTATCTGAGGTGATGTTTAGGAAGATGGAAGCATATAATATAGATTTGAATGAGGAGTTGGGTTTTACCCACTTGAAACCAATAACCTTTAACACCAAAGACAATGGCTAAATACTTAAAGCAAGGATTTGTAAGAGAGTTGGAATGGAAACTCAGCAGAGAAGAAATCTCTTACTCTAAAATGGTAGAGTTGATGGAAGAAGAATGCATCAAGAACTACAAAGCAGAAAACTTTAACAATTTAACAAATTAGTTGCCCTCAGATTTTTTATTGTCAGATTAATTTCGTATATTAGTACTGTAATTAACAACAAGGCTCTTTGACATCTAGATTTAGTACCAAATGCCCGAGTGGTGGAATTGGTAGACACGAGGGACTTAAAATCCCTTGGACAGTAATGTCCGTGACGGTTCGAGCCCGTCCTCGGGTACTAAACAATATGGACCAGTAGCTCAGCT